AAAGCTTCTAATATTTAGACCAACTACTTATAAAAACAATCCAGAAGGTCGCTCTATACTTCGTTCATCTTATCGCGCTTGGTACATGTCAAAGCGCCTCGAAGAAATGGAGGCTATTGTCTACGAGCGCATGGGTGGAATTCCGACCATGTACATTCCAAACCAGATATTTGAGGCGGCGGCCGCCGGCGATGTAAACGCTTCGATGAAGCTCGCGCAGTTTAAACAGATGACGACTAACGTCCGCGTTGACGAGCAGATGGGCCTGGTGCTGCCGGCCGATCTCTGGGAAGGCACGACGCAGAAAATGTATGACTTCCAGCTCGTGACGCCGCAGCACGGCCGCACCACGGTTGACGCTGACAAGACAATCACACGATACAACGTCAACATGCTGGCGTCGGTCATGGCGGATTTTCTGCAGCTCGGCCACGAGAGCCGCGGCACGCAGGCGCTATCGCAGAACAAGACGGATATGTTTTTCAATTCCCTCGAGGGCTTCCTTGTCGCCGGCAGCGAGGTGATGAACCGCTACGGCATCCCGCGGCTTGGCGCGCTCAATGGGCTCGATCCCGACGAGCTGCCGACCTATTCGCCGGACATGCCGCAGCGGCTCGATCTCGACGTGCTGTCGAATTTCGTAATGCGGCTTGCTCAGGCCGGCATGCCGCTGTTTCCGAACCCCGTGCTCGAGGAGTATCTCGCTGACGCCGCCGGCTGGCCGGATATCAGCGACGACAATTCGGAAGCGCACGCGATCGTTGGCCCTGGCGCCGCGATGGAAATCCAGGACAACGCGCCGCCGGCGCAACCGGGACAGCCGCCCCAGCCAGGACAGCCGGTCGGGCCGCCTCCGGGCTCGCCGCGCGACAAGCTGGAAAAGATCGTGCTGGCCTCGATGCGGCGGCGCGCTATTCGTGGTTCGGGCGGCACAGTAGTGCCAATGAGCAAACGCCGTGCCGCTTCGTCCGCGCCGTTCGCTTCGTGAGCGCGACTACCAGGATCCGCGCGAGCCGGTCCGCATGCTGGCGCAGGCCAACGAGCGGCATCTGGCCAAGGATTTGCGGGAAGCGTTTCGGCACCTGCGCAATCGGGTGCCGGTGGCCGAGATAGCCCGGCTGATCCGTCACGGCCACCTGGCCGGCGTAGCGGACGCCGCTGGCCTCGGCCACTTCGGCGAAGTTCTGAAAGAGCCGTTTCAGCGGCTCGGCGAAATCTGGAACAAGGCGGCCGATATTGGCGCCGATCGGATCAATCGTGACTTCAAGCGCGCCGGCAAGCGGGTGCGCTACCGGCCTCGGGTCGCTAAAGCGATCGGTGACGGCTTCGACTTCGATCTGCTTGACGAAGATACTCAGGCTGCGCTACGCGAAGCACAGGACAATCTGATCGCGCAACTAGACAGCGCAGCGCGCGATGTGATCGAGGCCGCGATCACCAACGGCGTCAATGCAGGCGACACGCCGGAGGAGATCGCGGCAGCGATCCGCGACACGATCTCGCTCACCGATCGCCAGGCCCAAGCCGTCACGAACTACCGGCTGCTGCTCGAAGACCTCGACAGCGGCGCGCTCAATCGCGCGCTGCGCAATATCGAATATGACGCCGCGGTCGAGGACGCGATCGACAGCGGCGAATTCCTGTCAGCCGACGCAATCGACCGCATGGTCGAGGACTACGCCGACAATTTTCTCGACTTCCGCGCTGACACGATCGCGCGCACCGAAAGCTTGCGAGCTGCCAACCAGGGCTTGCGCGACGGCTACCGCCAGGCTGCTGACCGCGGCGTATTCCCGGCCGAAGCGGTGACGCGCCACTGGCAGATCGCGACCGACGAACGCGTTTGTCCGGTGTGCCAATCGGTTGCTGAGCGCAATCCGGACGGCGTGGGTCTGGACGAAGACTTCGAAAGCGAGGATGGTCCACAGGATGATCCACCGATCCATCCGCGGTGCCGATGCACGGTCGAGTACATCACCAACCTCGATATGCTGCCGGACGATGAGACTGAGGACGAGGATCAAGCCGCAGCTTAAATCCCCGTCCACTTTGCCTTGCCGAGCCTAACCTCGCCAAGCCAAGCCTTGCCTTGCCGAGCCTAGACAGCCACGCCTCGCGTTGCCCTGCCCGGCCAAGCCTTGCCTTGCCTCGCCCCGACAGCCTTGCTAAGCCTGGCCCAGCCATGCCTGACCGCGCCTTACCAAACCGTGACGCCGAAAACGGTAAAGCTTGATTTGCCCCGTTGCAAGAGGGCCGCCGCATGAACGTAATGACCATTTCGGCTGAAGCGCTGGCGCTGATGGCGGATGACCCGGACTTCGCCGGCTATCTGAAGCAGGAGCCAGGCGTTGGCGACGTGCACCAGCCGTCATCGGGCGGCGGCAAACCGAAGAAAAAGAAGCCGGCGGACTTCCAATCGCTGATCTCGACGGTCGGCGATCTGCCGGGCGACCGGCCAGTGCGGAAAGAGCTGGACGCGCTGCTCGCCGAAATGGAGGCCGCGCACCAGGCCGAGCGGGAAATGCTGAAGCGCTTTGGGCTCACTTACGACGAGCCGAAAGTGCACGAAGTCGACAAGCAAAGCGCGACGCGGCATCTGCGGCCGCATGAAGACGGCGGCGCCTATAGCCCATTCCCGCATGACCCGAATGCGATGAACAATTTGCATCCCGAGCAGATGCGGCGCTTCCTCGACGCGCTCACCGACCAGGATAGTTTGCCGGATCGCCGCGTCGGCATGAACACGCTGGTAGCGCTGCAGCCGCGTGTCGACCCGGACAAGGTGGACAGCATGGGCCGCATGCTGCTCGACGGTAAGGTTCAAAAGATGGATCTGAAAAAGCCGCTCGTAGTTCGCGCCAGCGGCAAGAACTACCTTGCAGACGGACACCATCGCGCCGCGGCGCATTGGCTTGCTGGGGCAAAGGCGATCGACTGCAAGTTTGCCGATCTGAGCGGCGACGACGAAGAGCTGACCAAGGAATGGCAGATTGACCTGCCCATTTTCAAAGCCGCTGGCGGCGACGACCTCACGGGCCGAATGGTATTCGGAATTGCTTCGATGATCAGTGAGGGCGGAAAGCTAGTTGTCGACAAACAAGGTGACATTATTGCGCCACGCGAATTAGAGAATGCTTTTTATAATTATTTGCTCGAAGGCGGCCAGCATGGAGAAATGCACAAATTCGTTGGCACCGGTCGATGCATCGCCGGCTATGTGATCACCGACGAGCACAAGCGTGCGATCGCTAAGGCCGGTTACAAGCTCAGCTTAACCAATAAAGCCGGCGAGGAATGCGAAGGCTTGATCGCCGGTTGGGTAGTCGACGAACCGACAACACTGGAAAAAATAAAGTCCGGTGAGCTGCCCGAGCTGTCGATCGGCGGCACCGGGCTGCGCGTGAGCCTCGAATAGAGCTACGCAGGGCCGCCACCATGGCTCTGCGTCAAGGCCGTCAACAACACAGCTCTAAAACCCCAGTTAGCCCCCCAGAGCGTTGGCGGCCTTCTTCAGTTTGCGGGCGCCCGTGAAGACGGGATTAAGAGCACCGTCGCCTTCCGGCGGGCTGCGAATTCACCGGAGAACTCAGTGATGGCGACCCTATTGACGCGCTTGCGTATTAACGAAGTCAGCTCGGTCGACCGTGGCGCCGGCAAGAACGTCAAAGTTTTCCTGACTAAACGAGCGGCGGAGGACACGATGGCGGTCTGTAAGGAATGTGGCGGCGACGGCATGCACACCGCCAAATGCTCGAAGTTCATGAAAGCATGGTGGCTGGATCATCTTACTTCCGGCGATGGCGAATACGAAAAGCGCGAATTCTCTGCCCAGCAGCGCGAGCACCTTGCCGGCACCGGAGCCGCGATGCCCGGGGGCGGCTTTCCGATCCAGAATGAGGGCGATCTGCGCAACGCCATCCGCGCTATCGGCCGTGCCAAGAACCCCGGCGCCGCAAAAGCTCATATCAAGCAGCGTGCGCGCTCGCTCGGGCTTACCCGGCTGCTGCCGGACAGTTGGGAAAAGCGCGACAAGCCCAAGCACGATGACGAAGCGCAAGACCGCAAGCTGATCGCTGAGATGCTTGCCGACCGCGACGAGAAAAAGCGCAAGAGCGTGATGGGCGATTTTCTGAAAGCGGTTGAGGCCGACCTCAACGTGCGCAAGGCTCTCGCCGGCGCTGTAGCTGCCGCCCATGAGATTGACGACGACGGCGAGTGTCTGGCCGCCATCAGCAAATCGGTCGGTCAGTGCATCGACCATCTGGCGGTGCCAGGCGCCGCGCTTCATGCCGCTGTCGCGGCGATCTCGAAAGGGAACAGCAACATGACACTCGAAGAACTGACCGCTAGCGTTGAGAAGCTCGCCAAGCGCAACAGCTATCTTGAACAGCTGTTCAAACTGTCTGAGCCGCACCGCCTTTATGCGCTCAAGATAGATGAAGCCGACCGCGAAGCGTTTGTGGCAAAGAGCGATAAGGAGCGTGACGTCATCGTAAAGGAAAAGAAGCCTCCGCCGAAGGACGATATGGAAGATATGGAAGATGACGACGAGAAGGACGAGAAGGACGAGAAAGACAACGGCGAAAAGGAAAAGCGCAAGCGCGACATAGCCAAGATGGCTGAATTGGAAAAGCGTGTCGGCGCTTTCGAAGCTGAGGCCGAGCAGCGTATTTGCAAGCAGCTTTGCCGCGACAACGGACTTCCCGAGAGCGATCATGAGATGCTCGCCAGCTTGCGCAAAGCCAATCCCAAGGCAGCTGCGGAGATGCTCAAGCGCACCCGCGGTCTAGCCGCCCAGGCCAACCCGATCTTGTTCACCGAGTTGGGCAAGGGCGGCGGCGGCGTCGATGATCCGGGCGCTGCGATCATTGCCAAGGCCACGGAGCTGATGGCGAGCATCAACAAGAGCGCCAAGAGTGCGGCCGAGCGGATCACGATCGAGAAGGCGCGCATGCTGGTTCGTGAACAGAACCCGGACCTCTATAAAGCCGAGCGCGAGATCGAGCAGCGCCGGCGGCTTGGTCGAGCCGCTTAATCATTCCACCAGGCCGGAGACTTGAGGGCGCAGGCGCAAGCCAGCGCCCTTTTTCTTTGGTTCGCAAACAAGAGGAGCCAGCGATGGCATATTATGGCGAAGGCATACATATCGGCACTATGGTCGCTGGCGAGGATTTGTCTGCGACGTCCGGGTTAAGCGGACAAAGCAGCTCGGGTCAATTCCTAGCGATGAAAGTGAGCACGGCAGCGGACAACACAGCGCTGCACTGCTCGACTGGCAACGAAATCTGCATCGGCATCCTTCAGAATAAGCCGAAGTCCGGCGAGGTCTGCGACATCCAGAACGATGGCGTGACCAAGGCGATGTGCGGCGGCAGCTTCACTCGCGGTGCTCTGCTCGAGCTTGATAGTTCTGGGCGGGTTATAGGCCCTGCCACGGCGGGACACGTCGCAGTCGCTCAGGCTCTAGAAAGCAGCGGTGCGCTCGGAGAAATCCACACCGTTGTGTTGTTCCCAGGCAAAAACCTCGCGTAGCCAACTTCTTTTTTGGCTCGCGCGGGCCCGGCGCTGAGCTTCCTTTCATCTCGGGCCATTCACCCTCCCCGAAAGCGTTTGCGAGGCTGACGCAGCGCGCCACTATGAAAGGAGCCGGTCATGCCGGAACCTCTGTATGGCGACGTCCACGTAGCCGCAGCGCTCACTGATGTCGCAGTCGCCTACTTCCAAGACGAAGCAAACTATATCGCGAACAAGATTTTCCCGTTGGTTTCCGTTGCACATCAAACTGATGTGTATTTCGTGTGGAGCAAGGGGGACTTTTTCCGCGATGAAGCGCAGCTGCGCGCCGATGCAACGGAGAGCGCCGGCAGCGGCGTCAATCTCACGACGCAGAGCTACGCGGCGAAAGTCTGGGCCTTGCACCAGGACATCGGATCGCAAGTACGATCAAATGCCGATCCTGCCGTCGATGTTGACGTGACGGCTACCCGCCAACTGATGCAGAAGATGCTCATTAGGCGAGATCGTATTTTCGTACAAAAGTATCTTACCACCGGCGTCTGGGGCACTGACATCACCGGCGTCGCGAGCGCGCCGACTGGCAGCCAGACGATCCAGTGGTCGGATGACGCCAACGGTGATCCGTTTACCGACATCGCGACCGGGCAAACCACGGTATTGCAAAATACCGGCTTTCTGCCGAATGTTTTGCTCTTGACGTGGCCAGTATATCAAGCGCTGCGAAAGCATCCGCTTGTTGTAGATCGCATCAAGTATACCTCGCCCGCGTTTGCTGGAACAATTACGCCGCAGCTGCTCGCTGAGGCTTTCGACATCGAGGAAGTCGTCGTCAGCAAGGCGGTCTACAATTCGGCCGCGCAAGGCGCGACCGCTGCGATGAACTTTGTCGCCGGCAAGACGGCGCTGCTCGCCTACCGCGCGCCAAATCCCGGCCTTATGGTTCCCACCGCCGGCTACGTGTTTGGCTGGACCGGCCTTATCAACCTCAACAATCTCGGCGTCGCTGTCTATCAAATCCCGATGCCGTGGCGCGGGATTAAGACGGTGCGCACCGAGGCTGAAATGGCCTTCGACATGCAGGTCGTCGGTTCCGACCTCGGTTATTTTTTCAATTCAATCGTGGCCTGATTTGGCGCTGGGCATCCAGCGCCATCGACCGCCGGACGGCGCGCTTCAGCCCGCGTCGCCCGGCGGTAATTTTTGACTGGAGAACGATCTGATGATCCGCCCCATGCATATCGACGAGATCGGCGGCGCTCGCGCTCGCCAGACATTCAACAGCGGCGGCCGCATGGTTCGGCGCGGCGAAGAAATTCCGCTCGATGCTCTGCGATCATGGCCGACGAACAATCGGAATGTGATGATCGAGAAGGGATACATCGAGGTCTGGCCGAGGAATGTGTCGTTCATTCGCTCTGAGGCCGATGCGGCAGCGGCGGCCGATCTCGACGAGGACGACGAGAAAGAGCGGATCGTGGTTCCGCGCGGCTTCGGAAAGTTCATGGTCGTGGAAGGCGTCATACTCGCCGACGGCGTGGCCAAAGAGGAAGCCGATGTTATCGCCGGAACGCCTCATGCGGCGTTGTCTGGCAGCCGCAGCGGCAAGCCAGTTCATCGCAAGGACAATCCGCGGTCGCGATCCTACGCCACGGCGCCCGAGCCAAAGATGCCGCTGGGCATCAAGCCTGCTGATGAGCCGAATGGACCCGTTGAGGAATAACCCGATCTGAAACTCCCCTAAGCAAAAACAACGGAGCAGACAAATGGCAACTGGCTTTGTAATGCGCACCAAGGGCAAGGTGATGGCCGCGGTCCTTTGGCTCGGATCAGGCGGCGTAGTTGATGCGGCGAGCGGCATTGGCGGCAAAGTTCAAGCTGCCAGCAAGACGGCAATCACGGTAGCAGCGGTAGCCACTACGGATTTTTCGATTTCTGTGCCTCCCGGCGTGTCTATCCTGTCGGCGAATTTCTATACGACGACAGCGTTCACGGGAACGACTGTGGTTGCGCGGCTCGGCAGCACGCTGGGAACGCAGGACATCGTCGCCGACACCAACGTCAAGGCGGCCGGCTTCGTGCTGTTGGCGATCGCTGCTACCGCGCCAGCGTCGATCGCAAGCGAAGGCACGGTGCCCAACATTTTTTGCCGCATCACTCAGACCGGTGCGACTGCGGTCGGCGTTGGCTTGCTGGTCATCGAGTACGCGTAGGAGGCCGTCATGGCGAGCTTATTGAGCGCCGCGATCACGACGGCTGCGGCCAACGTGGTCGGGCCGGCCAAGCGCTTCCGCAGACAGACCATGGATCTGCCGCGGGCGATCCTATGCCAGTCGAATTTTGTCTACGGCTCTGGCGGCACCAGCGGCGCATTTTATGTTCAGACCTCGATCGATGGCGGCGCGAGCTGGTGCGACGTCTTCTCGTTTGCGGTCACCACGTCGAGCCTGCGGCAGTTTCTATGCATCACAGCGGCTAAAGCGATTACTACGGCAGTTGCCGCGACTGACGGCACGCTTGCAGCCGGAGCGGCCGACGGCCTGGTCGGCGATCTCTGGCGCGTCAAATACACGACCGTCGGCACTTATGGCGGCAACACATCGATCGCGATTGATCTCGGGCCCGGCAATCTCGTGCCGGCCGCCAATGAGTGACCGCGGCCTTTCCAACGGATGGAGACCTCCCATGCAATTTGGCCTTTTGATCACGGATCATGGCAAGCACTCGGACGAAAAGTTCGCGATTGCGACTGCGTCCGAGTTAATCCAGATTGCCGCAACTGCTGAAGGCAAGCAGGCGATCGATGCGCGCCGACTGGAAAACGACATCATAGATGTTTTGACTGGACACTTCGCCAAGGTGTCTAAGGACGAGGTCAGCGGGCTCGACAGCAATGCCGCCGAGCACATGGTTTCGCGGCTCGACCCATTGCCGCACATGGAAGGTATTCTCGACAAGGTTCTCACGGTCTGCAAGGCTTCGGCTTTCAAGGAATGGTTTGAACGCGGCGACGTTAAGCAGTTGATGTTCGATAAGATCGCCAGCTGGACTGCGACGGCTATCCACATGCATCGCGACTGGTTCTCACAGGGCTATACCGGGCATGGCACCGACCTTAAGCAAGTTCCAGAGCATCGCGTCGACGCCGATTACATCAAGACATGGCGCTATCGATGCGATGTCGGCGGTCATGGCGCTGGCTTGCCGCCTGCGCTCGTCCAGCAATACAAGGACGGCGTCATCGGCAAAGAACAGCGGTCATAAGCGGCTTTTTCGAAATCAAGGAGGGCGCACGATGGCCTCGACAACGACCACCAACATGACGAACACTTTCAAGCAGGAAATGATGTGCGCCACCCATAACTTTTCGGCGCAGATCAACGTCGGAGCAGCGACCGGCACCACCAGCTCCAACTTGACCGCTTTGACTGCCGCCAATACGCCTGGAATTGTTGTCGGATCCGGGTTGGCGGGAACAAATGTCGCAGCCAACTGCGTCGTTGCAGCATTGGTCTCACAAACCGCGATCAACGTTTATCCCGCCACAACCGGCGCCCCGTCTGCGCTTCTGGTCAACGGCGACATCTTTAAAATTCTCATGATCGGTTCGGCCAACACCGGATCACAGACTTATGGCCAGCTAACGCAGAATGTCGGCACGCCAGGAACCGGCACTTCGTCAACGACTAATGTTGGCACTGACGAGGTTGGCATATCTGGCAGCTACGCCGCGGGCGGCCAAGCACTCGCAAGCAATACCACGCCGACCAACTCTTCGAACGTCGCGTTCACGACCTGGAGCACCAACCCACAGTGGACTAGCGCGACATTGTCGGTCATCGGCGCCATCATTTACAACACTGGAACGACATTGACTGGTGCTGGCGCCGGTTCAGCTACTGCGCAGCCTCGGCAGATGTTCTCCGCCAACGGCATCACTGCCAATCTCGGCGGCTCTGCCGTCAATCGTGCTGTCAGCAGTCATGATTTCGGCGGCACCCAGGCGGTGAGCAACGGAACAATGACGCTGACGCTGCCGACAGCCAGCAGCAGCACTGCAATTCTGCGCATCGCATAACGCAGGAGCGCTCCCGTGCCTGGCGGTTATCCATTTTTTGCCGAGGTCTGCAACGGCACCCAAGCCGAGACCGCGACCTCGTTATGGGGGATAAGCATACCGAGCGGCGGCTCTGCCAACACCAAGGGGGCATGGACGACCATCATATCCTCCACGCCAGCCGACGCTTCCTGGATTGATATCACGCTCATGTCTGGCGGAAATCCTAGCCGCTGCGCCGTCGACATTGGAATTGGCGCGTCGGGAAGCGAGCAAGCGCTGATCACGAATTTGTTGTTTTTGCCAGCAAACAACTATTACCTTGGAACCAAAGGTCCGTTTCCAATTGCGGTCCCGATCGGCTCCAGACTGTCG